GTATTAGATGTGGGATCATTACATCGAGATCGAACTTGGAAATTGGCCTTGAACAATCTCAATGCTCAAGGATGTTATGGTCATGAAGAAAATCTAGATTGGGATCGACCCGAGAAATTGGGTATTTCTTTACAACACCCAACAAAAAACAATGGAAAAATTTTGATCTGTCTACAACATCAACACAGTCAACAGTTGGCCACAGTGGGCGATTTATCTCAGTGGGTAGTTACCAAAATACAACAAATACAAAATCACAGTGATAGACCTATTTTTTTAAGACCACATCCTCGAGCAAGATTTAATCCTGCTGAATACAAATTTTCCTACCAATTGAATAGACCAACCAAAATCAAACACAGTTATGATTCATATGATTTTTCTCCTCAACAATATCATGCAGTAATAAATTGTAATAGTAGTCCAGGTATACTGGCAGCAATTCAAGGAGTAAGACCCATTGTGGATTCCACCAGTTTGGCATTTTCGGTCAGTGTCGATGCTGAAAATATAGACCATGATTATCTCTGTGACCGAGATCGTTGGTTGGTGTCAATCACACATACCGAATATTCTTTAGAAGAATTACGACAACCATTATGGGAAAAAAGACTGTTGCCTTATCTCAACCTTTGAATTGTGCTTGTGTCATACATGGAGATGCCTACTCGTTCGACTATGTTGATAAATTATATAGCATGTTGAGTCGAAATTTTTCGATTCCCATCGTGCTGCATGTTTACACAGAATCTCATCGTATTGTGCCTGCCCATTATATCAAACATAATCTTGTCGAGTGGCCCAAGATTTTTGGACCCAAGAAGTCTTGGTGGTATAAACTTCAATTGTTTGATCGAACACATCATTCTGGCAATCTTTTGTATTTTGATCTTGACACAGTGATAGTCAATGAACTCAATTGGTTATTGGATTTAGATTTGAGATTTTTTTGGTCCATTCATGATTTCAAACGATTGTATAAGAAAAATTTCATTGGTATTAACAGCAGTGTCATGATGTGGAATAATGAAAAATTTGGATATATATGGGATAACATCAAACATATTGATATACAAACCATAACTTCAAAATATCGCGGCGATCAGGATTATCTACAAACAGTGATACCACCTGCTCAATTACAATTTTTTCCTTTGAATCAAATTATATCTTGGAGATGGCAGGCCTTGAAAGGCAGCGATGCCAATAGACATCGTTTTCGCCCCGACATCAATGCAGGGACAGAAATCACACATGAAAATTCTGTTTTGGTTTTTCATGGGCAACCCAAACCTCATGAGATCAGTGATCCTGTGATACAGAAATTTTGGCAATAATGATTTGACATCATCCACAACTGGTGCTATACTGACTTCATGACAACGGGGGAGTGGCAAGAGCACTGTCTGAAATAAGGTCAGGATTGTGCCTACTCTTAAACGACCATGTGAGGCGCCCCTTAAGTTAAAAAGAATTGACAGTAATCTACTCTATCTCTATAATAGAGATATGGTGTTAAATAACTGGAGCAAGACAAGTGGGTCAAATCAGTAGTTTGATGATTGATATTCAAAGCGATATCATTGATGGGTTTCTTTCGTTTGCCCAGATTGCTCAAAAACACAATGTATCTTTGAACTGGGTCAACTCGGCCTGGGACTTCTTGTGTGAGCAGGAGACTGAGATTGAGCAGACAGCCGCCCACAATCACCTCGAGCGCGACCATGATGAGCCCTACGAACACGACCTGGGTGATAGCTGGTATGACGATCAATATGATATTGATGTGGAGAATTAAATGATTTGACAGAAATTCCGGGTCGCGCTATAATATTGTTACAGTAAACAAAACGGAGCAGCAAATGAGTCAAGTTCGTGTCAATAACGGTGTTTATCGCGGACAAAAAGTCAATGGTCAAATTTTCAAATTGATCAAAGGCTTCCAGACTGGAACTCGCGGCGGATTTGTCACTGTGGACAGTGACGGATTTTTTGGAGCAGATTTTGACGTAGTTCGTATTCGTGTCAATAGCATCGATGACATTGAATATGTGGGATCCCAACAACTGTCTAGACAAGAAAAAAGCATGCAAAAAAATAAAACAATCTCAGTGGAATTGTCGCCCGAAACCGACGAACAAGCCATTGTTCGTATTCGCGAGCGTTTTGAAATTCTCACAGAAATGACCAAGGCTTCGACCACCGGCGATATTCGTGCTATGATTGTCTCGGGTCCTCCGGGGGTAGGTAAGAGCTATGGTGTTGAACAAGAAGTCGAGAAAGCCTGCCTGTTTGACAAGATCGCTGGCAAGCGTCTCCGTGCCGAAGTTGTCAAAGGTTCTGCCACTCCCATTGGTCTGTATCAGACTCTTTACAAGTATTCGGACACCAACTGTGTTGTGGTGTTCGATGACTGCGACAGCATCCTGCTCGATGACGTCAGCCTTAACTTGCTGAAAGGTGCTTTGGACAGTGGCAAGAAACGTAAGATTTCGTGGCTAGCAGAATCCAGCACTCTGCGCCGTGAAGGCATCCCTGACAGTTTCGAATTCAAAGGTTCTGTGATTTTTATTACGAATCTCAAGTTTGATCAAATGAAGTCACAGAAACTTCGTGACCATTTGGATGCACTTCAAAGTCGTTGTCACTATCTTGATCTTACGCTGGATACCATGCGTGATAAGATTCTGCGCATTAAACAAATTGCACAAGATGGAGTTTTGTTTACCGACTATGATTTTGACACCACAACTCAAAATGATATCATTGAATTCATGGACAAAAATCAAAATCGACTTCGTGAAGTCAGTCTCCGTATGGCGTTGAAAATTGCCGATCTACGCAAGAGCTTTCCGTTGCGTTGGCAGCGTATGTCAGAAACAACGTGTATGCGCCCGGAGTAATCAGCAGTTTGCTCCTACTACTGAAATAATTTTCAGTAGTTTTGGACCGGCACAACTAAATTAGTTGTGTCGGTTTTTTTTTGACCAAAAAAATTGTATATAGACCAGTTATATGTTATAATAGATCACCGACTAAATATTTACAATGACTACTTGCACTCTTATAATCAAAGACGAAGTCAATGTCAAACTTGAGGGATTGACAGTTGAAACTCGTAGAGAACTCAATCGCAAATTCAAATATCAGATTCCGGGTGCTCGATATATACCGGCAGTGAGATTGGGCAGATGGGATGGTTGTGAAACCTTCTTTCAATTAGGTGGTAGTTCTTACATAAATTTATTGCCAGAAATCTTGCCCATATTGACATCACATGGTTATGACATCGAATTAGCTGATCAAAGGCACTACACAAGATCGTTTGATTTCTCCTCTATTGATGAAAACTATTTAAGCGACCGTATGTGGCCGGCGGGCCATCCCATGGAAGGGCAGCCCATACAATTACGAGATTATCAGCTGTTGGCCATCAATGAATTTTTAAAAAACACACAAAGCATTCAGTGCATTTCCACAGGTGCGGGCAAGACCATTATCACAGCCACACTGGCTCGATGTGTAGAACAGCATGGGCGTAGTTTATTGATTGTGCCCAGTAAAAATCTAGTAACGCAAACAGAAGAAGACTATATCAATATTGGGCTAGATGTGGGTGTGGTCTATGGTGATCGAAAACAGTTTCACAATCAACATCTAATCTGCACATGGCAAAGTCTCAATTCCTTGTTGAAAGACCATCCTGAACATCTAGTGGATATCTTAAAGGATTTGGTTTGTGTCATGGTCGATGAGGCACATTCTTTAAAAGCTGACAAATTAAAAAGTCTCATGACACAGGTTTTTGCTGAAGTGCCAATTCGTTGGGCTGTGACAGGAACTATTCCCAAGGAAGAATATGAGTGGAGGTCACTACAAGTCTGTGTTGGTGAAGTCATCAACAATATCACTGCAGCGGAATTGCAAGATCGTGGTGTATTGGCCAATTGTCATGTCAATATTGTGCAGTTGGTGGATTATGCTGAATTTCGTGATTATCAAAGTGAGTTAAAATATCTATTAGAAAATCAAGAAAGATTGACATTCATTGCCGACATGGTCAATCAACTTGAAGGTAATACTCTGGTATTGGTCGATCGTGTCGAGCCAGGACGAGCACTAGCTGCACAAATTAACAATGCCACTTTTCTCAGTGGATCCACTAAAATCAAAGACCGTCGAGAGCAGTATACCGAAGTCAACTTCAGTGACAACAAAGTATTAGTGGCCACATATGGTATTGCTGCTGTGGGTATTAACATTGTCAAACTGCATAATCTTGTGCTAATCGAGCCGGGTAAAAGTTTTGTTCGTGTGATACAAAGTATAGGTCGTGGTCTACGTAGAGGTTTTGACAAAGATCATGTAGACATTTGGGACATCACCAGCACTTGTAAATTCAGTAAAAGGCATCTCTCTAAGAGAAAGCAATTTTATTCAGATGCTCAATATCCCTATCAACAACAAAAAAAAGTTTGGCAATAGTGTTGACTTGCCAATAATAAAAATATATAATCAATCATATGAGAATACTATCATCAGAAAATCATTGTTTTAATCTTGATCATTTGCCCGACGAAGTGGATGATCTAAGATTTGCCATATTTGATAATTCGGATCCCACTAATCCAGATTATTTTTATATTCCTTTGATATTTTTAGAAAACTTTCATAGTCCTGCATTGGTATTGCGAATAGGTCAACACAAAATCAAAATGCCCATTGATTGGCAAGTATTAATCGGTGAACCCGATCTAGGTGATCTAGAAGTATTGCCTTTGACCAGTATCAACGATCGAGGATTTCGTGTATTCGAATTCAACCCTTTGAGCAGTTTCAGGCCATCATTTCAGCCCATTGAAATAGTGGATGTCTATCACGAAGTGGCATGGTTCAGTCCCAAACTCAAAAATGGACAAATGTTATGTGTGCCATTGACTGATGGACCTCAACCCATGTGTATATATTTTGTCAAAGATATCAGTAGAAATTGTGAAATTGTCAACTACAATCTTGCTTGGTAAAAAGGAAAATCATGTCTGACACTCAACCAATGAAAATGACTTTAGAAGTCAAAGAAGATCCGGATACCGGAGATCATTTTTTAATTTTTCCTCCGGAATTATTACAAAGATTGCAATGGAATGAAGGTGACACTCTACTTTGGTCAAAAATTGGTGATCAAAGTTGGAGTTTGACCAAGAAAGAAACACCATGACCACGTCAGGTAAAGTTTGGGGAGTGACACAATTATTGGAAGCCAATGGTGTATTGGAATTTCATCGTATCCAAGCTCAGCGTGGTGGAGTATGCAGTAAACACCGACACAAGCATAAATGGAATGGTTTTTATGTCGAACAAGGCAAATTATTAATTCGTGTTTGGAAAAACAATTACAATCTCATCGATGAAACTGTATTGACTGCAGGACAGTATACTCGTGTGGCACCTGGTGAATTTCATCAATTTGAAGCCATTGAAGATACCATTGCATTTGAATTGTATTGGGCAGAATTCGATCATGATGACATTGAACGTGAAACTGTGGGTGTAAAGAAAAATGTCTGACGATGATCGTCCTGTCTACATCTATGAACAGGTCGATGATCGTCCTGTCTACATCTATGAACGAGTCGATGACACCATTTATGCTCGGCAACCTGGTGGATTACACAGAATCAAAATTTCTCAACCCAGTCCAGAAATAGAATTTGAAATTTGGAAAGATATTTGGCGACTCTCTAAAGAAAATACCAATAATGGTATACTGATTCGTGATCTATTAGATCGATTATTAGTGGCCTATCATTTGATAAAAAAATAGCATGGTAAAAAAAGCAACCTCTCCAAAATTAAATATACGTAATGAAATGCGTTGTCTTGATCTCAAGGATCGTGGATTTTATGATTCTCTCGACGACGAAGAAAAAAAGAAATTCAGCACTTATTTGATGATTCGATGGGGCAGCTCAGTGTCAGGCAGTAGTGATCTAGAATCTTTTTATGTAATCGCCGCCAATGAGTTGTTGAACAAACATTTTTTTGCCATAAATCGGCATCCCAAATTACAATGGTTATGTGCTACTGCTATTAGTCCAGCATTGGGTGCACAAAATCATGTTTGGATCGCACAAGGAGAAAAAAATAAAAAGAAATCCGATGGTATGAAAAAACTGTCACAGATATTTCCCCAAGCCAAACAGCAAGATCTAGAAGTGCTATATCAACTCAACAGCGATGATGACATTAGACAATATCTCAATGATCAAGGCCACACCGACTGACACTGACTATCAATGTCGTTACTGTCAACGTGTATTTCAACGTGAAACCAGTCTGACCTCTCATCTCTGTGAACAAAAAAAGAGATATCAAAATCGTCACAATCTAGATGTGCAACTGGCTTTACAGGCCTATATGAGATTCTATCAATATACTCAACCCAATCACAAAAATCGAGATTGGGACGATTTTGCAACCAGTCCCTATTATCGTGCTTTTGTTAAATTTGGTAATTACTGCTATAATACTTCAGTGATTTCACCTTTGCAATATCTAGATTGGTTGTTGAAAAAAAATAAAAAAATTGATCATTGGTGTAGAGATTCGATATACAGTGAGTTTTTGTTACAACATCTACAATTTGAATCAGTGGAGGATGCATTAACACGAGCAATTAAATGGTCGTTGACATGGGAAGAAAAAAATCAAGCTCCTTCAAAAGACTGTTTGCGTTATGGCAATATCAATGTGATTTGTCATGCCATAACCACTGGAAAAATCAGTGCTTGGATAATTTATAATTGCCACAGTGGTCGTGAATTTTTGGGAAAAATTTCCAGTGACCAATTGGGCATGATCTATGACTACATCAATCCTGAATATTGGCAAAATAAATTTGTCAAAGACTCAGACAATACACGATATTGTCAAGACATTCTTAAACAAGCAGGTTGGTAATGACAGATATTGATTTGGATTTTGGCAATCGAGATCAAATTTTAAAATTGATCAAACATATACCTGCCAGTCAACTGGTCAATGGCCGATTGAAAAAACACAATTCAGGAGTGTATATCACTGATATACCAACAGATCCCATCTCTGAATTTGCTTCGATAGACTATCAAACAGCAGAATCTCGTGGTTATATTAAACTAGATTTTCTAAATATGACCATATATCAGCAAATTAAAAGTCATCAACATTATCAAGAATTATTAGATAAAACACCCAACTGGACCAGACTGGCCACAGATCGTCAGTGGGCTCAACAAATTGTTCATGTAGGCAATTATGTTGATTTATTAAGTGAGATGCAGCCTGACAGTATACCCAGAATGGCTGCATTCATATCTATAATTAGACCAGGCAAAGCGCATTTACAACGTCGACCCTGGCATGAAATATTTGCCACAGTATGGGATGGTGACAACAGTCGTGGATTTGTCTTTAAGAAAAGTCATGCCATCAGTTATAGTATGTTAGTGGCATTGCACATGAATCTGTGTGAACAATAGGTCTAGTTGACTTTTTTTACAAGAATAATACTTCTTCTCTTGGATTTTTTTTGAATGAGATTGTTGAGACTACATATAGGTCCATGAACAATTTCTAGATCTTTGTTGATAAATGTCTTGATACAAAATCGAAATTCCTCCCACTCGGCTTTTAAAAAAATATTAATGGGAATTTTTCGATTGCTTTCAAACCACCAAACATTGGCCAAATCTAGAAATTTCTTTTTTTGATCAACGTCATGTAGTGAACCAAAGTCATAGAAAGTTGTTATTGTATCATCTCGATTTTGTATTATACCTATATATTCATTGTCGGCATACATGCAAAGACTGATAAATGGATATTTTTTTGTCAATTGTGAAAATAAATTATTGCTCATAGATCAGGATTATTTATACCGATTTAAACCAATTTGGTAGATTTATTATATAAATACTTGCATGTATTCTACCACAATTTACATATATCAACAGATCACACAAGTAGTCGCACTTGACAGCAGTGGTCAATATTTTGATCGGAGGTATGGTCCTGTGTATGCAAAAAAACTAACTGTTAATAAAGGCGTTGACAACGTCTTATTATTTCAAATTGTCAATCAGGATCAAAAACCTGTCAATGTCACTGGCAGTGAATTTGTATTCAGAATCATCAATACACAGGGCACAGAATTACTGTTAGAAACAGATATGGTCATATTAAATGCTGCATTGGGTAGAATCAAAGTCACACTGTCGGCCAATGACACAAGAACATTACCCAGTGATCCGTCCAGTTACAGCATTGAACGATACAGTGGTGTTCTACATGAATCCTTGTTTGTGGATCAACAATCCATTGGTCGAGGTGATGTTGATATTGTTGACAGTGTATTGCCAGAATTTGTCCCCAGTAGAACTGTGACATTGCCAGACATTTATGGACCTCAACTATATCCCAATCCAGTGTCCAATCAAGGATATCCCGATTGGGCAAGAGCTCAACCTCCTAGTTTTCAAAACATCAACCCCATACAATATACCAGTCAAGTTCCCACCAATGGTAATTCGTTGACCACATTTAGATTGAAATTTGATCATTTCACTGGTAATGTCAATGCACAGGCCGCAGAAAATTATCAAAGCGAATGGTATGATGTTGGACCAATGTATACTTTTGAAAATCAAACACAACCGGTGTTTATACATGTGCCGGGATTTTATCCATTATTGAGACTGGCGGTTAATCAATATGGCGGTAATATCTATAGTCAACAGGCCACTGCCAACGCAGTAATTGAAAACGGTGTAATAACCGGTATAACAATAACCAACAATGGCAGTGGTTATGTAGCTGCGCCCAATGTCACTATAATAGGAACTGGCGCCGGTGCCATAGCCGAATCCACTGTGGTCAATGGCAGTGTAAATTCAATTACTGTGATCAATGGCGGTGATGGCTATGTTGCTACCCCCACCAATGTAGTGGGTGCTTTTGTCAATATCAATACCGGTTTTATCACTGAAATCACTGTTCGATAAATTTGATTTTTTTATTTTTGTGTGTTAAACTTGTTGAATGCATGATCTAATCACTTACCTACCTGCACGCCGAAAAATAGGTAGTTCAGGTTGGCTGAGTTTCAATGCGGTATGTTGTCAACACAATGGACATAGCCCTGACCGTCGTAGTCGAGGTGGAATAAAATTTCAAGAAGATAGTTGGGTCTATCACTGTTTCAATTGTGATTATAGTTGTAATTTTGTTTTGGGCAAACCCTTGAGTTTTCGTGCCAGAATGCTACTAAATTGGTTATCTGTGCCCAATGAAGAAATCGAAAGAATTAATTTAGAAAGTCTTAAACATAGAAATATATTTGGTATCATTGAACAACGTGCAAAAATCATCCCTGACATCAAATTTGGCAGTATTGATTTACCGCCAGGCGCTGAACTAGTGACAGCACATAATCAAGTGCATTGGCAATATCTAAGATCTCGAGCAGTGCCTGAGGACATGCCTATATTGTCGATATTAGATGAAAAACAATATAGTTGGCGTCCCAATGTCATTGTGCCATTTACTTGGAATGGTTCTCTAGTGGGATGGACCGCCAGAATGTTAGATCACCGACGACCCAAATATATCAGTCAAAGTCCAAACGGTTATGTATTTGGTTGTGATTATATAAAAACTCAATGGAATTGGGTGATAGTAGTCGAGGGCATATTCGATGCATTGAGTATTGGAGGATTGGCCATTATGCACAACAATGTCAATGAACTGCAGGCTCAATATATAAAATCACTTGGTAAATCGGTGATTTATGTACCTGACTATGACGAAACTGGATTGGCGGTTGTTGATCGTGCCATGGAATTGGGTTGGACTGTGAGTTTGCCAAATTGGCAATTTGGTATCAAAGATGTCAATGATGCAGTGATTGCTCATGGACGTCTAGGAGCATTGAGCATGATCATGCAATCTCGAGAAACCAGTCGAATAAAAATTGAACTTGCTAGAAAAAATATAATTAAAAAATTAAAAGTCAATCAAGGGCACTGATGATAAAAGACTACAATATTTCAATACAAAAATTATTTTTGGAAATGATGCTGCAAGATGCAGAGTCATATGTTCGTGTTCAAAATATCTATAATCCAGAAAACTTTGATCGCAGTCTCAGACCAGCTGCAGAATTTATAAAACAACATGGTGATCAATATAAAACTTTGCCCAATATCGACCAAATTTCTGCTGCAACACAGATAAAACTACAGGGCATAGATGGATTAAATGAAGGTCATTATGATTGGTTTTTAGAAGAATTTGAAAATTTTACTCGACGACAAGAATTGGAACGTGCAATTTTAAAAAGTGCTGATTTATTGGAAAAAGGCGAATATGATCCTGTTGAAAAACTGATCAAAGATGCAGTGCAGATCAGTTTGACCAAAGACATGGGCACTGACTATTTTGCGAATCCGCGAGATCGATTGATGAAAATCAAATCCAACAATGGACAAATCAGCACTGGATGGCCCAACTTTGATAGAAAATTATTTGGTGGTATGAATCGTGGCGAGTTGAATATATTTGCAGGCGGGTCTGGCAGTGGAAAAAGTCTCTTTATACAAAATCTAGCAGTCAACTGGATTACCAATGGTATCAATGGAGTCTATATCACACTGGAACTCAGTGAGGAATTGTGTGCAATGCGAATTGATTCCATGATTGCCAATGTCAGCAGTAAAGAAGTTTTCAAGGAAATCGACAAAGTAGAATTAACTGTTCGCACACTCAGTAAAAAGTATGGACAACTGAGAATCAAATACATGCCGGCACAGTCCAACATCAATGACATACGTGCCTATTGTAAAGAATTACAAATACAGACAGGTATTCGATTAGATTTCATGTGTGTTGATTATCTCGATTTGTTAATGCCAGTCAGCGCCAAGGTCAACCCCAGTGATTTGTTTATCAAAGACAAATATGTCAGTGAGGAATTACGTAATTTAGCCAAAGAACTCAATATTTTATTGGTCACTGCTAGTCAATTAAATCGCAGTGCAGTTGAAGAAATTGAATTCGATCATAGTCATATCAGCGGAGGTATCAGTAAAATCAATACTGCTGACAATGTATTTGGTATTTTTACCAGTCGACAAATGCGTGAGCGCGGAAGATATCAAATTCAATTAATGAAAACTCGTAGCAGCAGTGGTGTGGGACAAAAAATTGATTTGGAATTTGACATTGAAACTTTGAGAATCAATGACCTCAATGAGGATGATTCCAATAACAATCAGACGGGATCCAGCATCTATCAATCTCTTAAAACACAAAGCAAAATAACAAACAACAGTGAAAACAATGTCGCTGCGTCGGGTAAAATCAATGCAGATGTGCAAAGCACTAAACTAAAGAATTTATTAAACAGAATCCGCCCTTCTTGATAGACAACATTACACAAATTTTAAATCTCTATAAATATAATATAAAGGTTTTAACATTTATGCAAAGGCGAACAAAAAGTCTATTAGACGAATTAAATAATCTGTATACAGATCGAGGCGATACTAAATTAATTATTGAAAGCCGTGCCAATAATGTCATTGCCAGTGCCATAAATTTATTGGAACAAATTGACAAGACTTTTCCGCCGGATCAAGCAGATAATCTCTGTAGAAAATTTCTCAATGCCATAAGAACAAGAGACATTGATCGATTCAGTCGAACTGTAAGGAAATCCGATGCAAATATATGAAATCAGTCAGCAGCTGAACGAAGGTCCATTGGGCCGCAATGTGGCGTCGGCTGTCATGAATCCCATTACTGCAGCGCGAGTTGCTGCCGGTGGTGGTAGTGGAGCCCCGGGCACAAGTTTGTCATCACGAATAGCAGCTACCAAATTAGAAAAAAAAGTTCAAGATATATCTGACAGAACACTTAATGCTTGGAAAAACTACATTTATCAAGTCGAAAAAGGCATCGATCCTCAAGATTTATCGGCTTTTCAAAATCGCAGTGATGGTAGATATCGAAAAGAGTTATTGAGTTGGATACAGACAAATTTATTACGCGGACTATATTTGCCTAATTCACAAAATTTCGGTCAGATAAACAATATTATTAATCAACTGAGCGGCACACAAACACAACAACCACAGCAACAACCACAGCAACCACAGCAACCACAGCAACAACCACAGCAACAACAGCAACAACAACCACAACCTATTGTAGTTGGTGGGCAAGTAATTCAACCTGGTACTCCACAATACCAAGCCATAACACAACGATTACAACAGCAACAACCCACACCTGAGTCACGTATATTCAAAAAAAATAAACAAAAAATTCAAGAAGCTATTAGTCCTGCTCAGGAAAAAACTCTATGGACTAAATTAGTTAGATTGGTCTTACAAGCACAACAAGCAGTGACATTACAGCAGCAACAACAGCAGCAACAACAACAGCAACAACAAGCACTACAAACTTCGCAAGCTACTGCCGGAATGATACAACAAGCACTCAATGGTCAAGGTGTCAGTCCTAACACAATTGTCACTATCAACACCATATTGCGTAATCTCAATCAACAAGGGCAAATTGTTCGCAGCACAGGAAACACAGTCACTGACGGGTTATTAAAACTTTTGGGATTTTCAATACAATGAAACTGGTTGAAGGCGGTAATGTATTCAAAGATCAACAAGGCAATGCCTTGACACAAAGAATTAATCAAGCTGATGTTGCACCCACAGTGCAATGGCTAGAAGCATTGACAGGTATTGATTTCTCTCAAGATCAAGACTCCAATGGATTTCCGTCTAAATGGTTAGGCAGCACTGGAAAAAAACCCACCTCAGGTGACCTAGACCTTGCAGTTGATTCCAATAAAATATCCAAACAAGAAATGAAATCTAATCTTGAACAATGGGCTCGCAGTCAAGACCAAGATCCCAGAGACTGGATTAAAATGAGCGGCGACAGTGTGCATTTCAAAACACCCATCAGCGGTGATGTCAGAAATGGTTTTGTTCAGACTGATTTCATGTTCATACCCAATTTAAAATGGGGTATTTTTTGGTTGTCTAGTTCATCTGACAGTGATTATCGAGGTCTTTATCGTAATGTATTGTTGAGCAGTTTGGCCAAACCGCAAAATCTCAAAGCCAGTAACAAAGGCATTGTTGATAGAAATACCAACGAAGTCATTACACAGGATCCAAAAAAAGCTGCTGAGATGTTATTATATAAAGGTGCCAATGTTGATGATTTGTCATCGGTGGAAAAGATTTATTCGGCATTGGCACGTGATCCACGACGTGATCAAAAACTAGCAGATTTTAGAGAATTTATTGCCAGAGATGGTCTATCTGAACCCGGGCTAGTGCAAGAAAACGAAGTGCATTTTCTTGCTAGACTACGCGATCGCATAATAAATCAAGGTATGCAATCATTAGTGGAAGCAGATCAATCCACCCCAGCTGCAGTGGGAGGAAGAGCCAAAGGTATAGAACATCTTGAAGATTACGTGTTCCGTAAAGGAACGGCGGGTATTCAGCAAGCTATTGATATTGTTCAACAAGCTGCATCACAGCCTCAAGAAACAGTCACAGTGAAATGGGATGGCAAACCCGCGGTGATATTTGGAAGAAAACCTGAGTCGGGTGAATTTGTCTTGACTGATGGTTCGGGATTTGATGCTCGCGGTTATGATGGTCTAGCCACAAGTCCGTCCATGATGGCGCAAATACAAAATGCACGAGGTGCAGGTAGAGAAAATCTGATTGCCATTTACAGTCGATTATTTCCCATTTTAAATGCAGCATTACCTAGATATTTTAGAGGGTATGTCAAAGGTGATTTATTATATGTCAATACTCCCCCGGAAATCAATGGGGCATACGAATTTCGCCCCAATGAAGTTCAATATCGAATACCAGTGAATAGTCCATTGGGCACACGCATTGGCAATAGCACCATTGGCATTGCCATGCATTCCATGTATGCTGATCAAGGTGAACCCAGGCAACCGTTGAGAAATGTAGAATTTAATCCGGTTCCTGGGCTGTTATTAGAAAAACCTGTGAGTCTTGACACATTGGCACCAAATTCCGATATTATTAAAAATCTAAAAAAAATTATTCGCAATGATGGAACAAAAATCAACGGGTTGTTTAATCCAGTGGAGTTGAGAGCCAACAAAATCACAGATCTAGCGAAATTAGCAGTGGATTTTGTCAACACTAAAGTGGGGCAAGAATTAAATAGAAATTCATTGGTGCTGGAATTTTTGCAATGGTTATCTACTAATACCACTGTTTCTAAATATCAAAATATTCTCAACTATTTACAATCTCAGCCCACACATGTTGATGCATTAGCAGCAGCATTTGAGGCATTTAACTTGTTGCATGATCTCAAAGTCGATATTCAACAGCAAGCAGATCGTGCTCATCCAGGACAAGAAGGTTGGGTATTGGCTACTCCGTCGGGCTATGCCAAAGCAGTGGGTAGATTTAGTCCTCAGGCATTCGCTGCACTTAATCGTGCTAGAAATAATCCAACCACATGAAATTCATTCAAGAACTAATTGAAAGTCGTATGATTCGGCAATTGAGTCAAGCCGAACAATTTAATTTAGAACAACTCACTGAAAGATTATTTGAGCATTTATTGGCATTGGAAATTTTGGCACTGGTTGATGCCAGAGCAGCTAGAAACTATGTCAGCAGCATAGTTAATAATTTGAATTTTGATGGATTTAGAACCACACAGCGAGACCTGTACAATTTGTTGACTTTGGTCTATAATGCCGACCGTTACAGTGATCAAATCAATAAAAACATTTCAATTACTTTACCTATATTTCATATCCGTAGAAATCTTAGAACTATTGCCGACGGTCGAATTGATATCAACGACTACAACAACATGATGATGATATTACAACGACAATATCACAGAATTGGCCCAAGACAAGCCAATCTACGTAGGGAAATCAGTGAGTGGTCAAGACAGACTAGATCTCAACGATGGGAAATTGTTCAGCAATTGACTATGTTGATGCGTGAAAGAATGCTAAACAGTGACCTATATTACATGATTTCGAATTTGTCAAAATCTCAACTCTAAACTTAAATTTTTTGACATTTTGGTAAATAAATGTAGAGTTTAATTACTCAAACATTTAGGAGATTTAAAATGGCAATCGTAACAATCGTTAATGGTGATTCACAACCAGTATTTAACTTAGACACACAAAATGGTCCAGTAGCACCATCAGACAATTATCCATCAGCTACCCCAACACAACCACAAGGTCCCAAACTAGACTTTTTCCGTCTAGTAGCTGCCAACTCAATGATTGCACAAACAGGTGTCAATGAGTTCGTGGGTAACGTCATCCGCGGTATTCAGCAAATTGGTACTGTGGCAATTTATCAAGTTGACACTGTTGCACTGAGCGTGGCTCTTTATCCCACTGGATTTACCACAGCACAAGTTCTAGCTGCCGGTAACGTGGCCACAGTGGCCGGTGTAAATCAGCTCGACACTTGCACCAATGTTGGATTTAAGTTAACAACCTAATAGCAATTCAACACCATATGGAAATTTAGCCCTGAATTTTTCAGGGCTTTTTTTTGGCCTTAAATATTGAATCAATGAGAATCAGAGTCACTACTAAATTCGATTGCACTGCCACTGGTATTACCGGACATTACCGTGATGGTCGATTACCTATCATTGATAAATTTGGTAAAAAAATCATCAACGAACAACAATGGAATCAAGCAAGAAATCAACAAAGAAATTTCGAATCTCTAATACAATTGGTCAGTTTGTTTACACAACCACTGAATGTCACTCAACCCATATATAATATCGACAAAAAAGCCTGGATTTTTGATTTTGACATCGAATATCAATCGGTTTTTGATCACAACAATGACAAATTAGGGCTATTAAAAAAGCATTGTCAAGGTATACCCATGATTCTGGGACTCAACGAAACTGATGTTGAGATCAA